GATCCAGCATCAGATCTTCCAGCGTTTGGATCAATTGTTCCATCACCGCCTCCAGCATCAGAAGAACCAGATGGTTCAGCAGTTTGACCGCCTCCTCCATCGCCTCCAAGGATACCCATTTTAAACATCATTAAAAAAACTGAGAACATCTTTACCATCTTAATCATCTTTTACCTCTGTTTGTTTTTCATTTGTATCTATACCAGCTTTTTCATCAAGCTGACCTTTAATAAACAATCCTACGTTACGCTGACCCTGCATCACATAATTATTATATACGTTATTTGTATCTATGCAAGGTTTATCATATCCGACAAATTTCAATAAGTCTTCAAGCACCTTTTCTCCAAGTTGAGTTGAAAATACTTGTTTATATAAACTTGGTCTTTCTTCAGCTGTCATTATGCTATTTGCTCCATCATTTCAAGAGGACTACCTGCCTCAGTTTTCTTTTGTAGTTTACTTGCTGCATCAGCCATCTGGGTTCCCTGATCAAGAGCTTGTTGCTGTTGTTCTCTCATTGCTCTTGCTTCTCTTATTTTCTGAACTTCATCAACGTTGTTTAACCAATTAGTTGGAACATTATTTCTTAAAGATATTCCTCTAGCAATATTATCAGAATTGAAATTATCAAACATATTCGGAAAAAAATTAGCCATTGGTATTAAAAAGTTAATAGTCTCACCAAGTGCAAGAACTTCAAGCTGTTCAATTGCAAGTGAAATCTTACCAGTAAATGAAACTTCAAAATCATTATTCTCTCTTAATATCTCTGGAAGTGGAGGAAGCTTTCCATTAAATGACATAACATCATATATTCTATACACACTTGGCTTTAATAATTCTTCCTGGAGCCTTCCAACAATTGGATTGAATAATACAAGCTTTTCATTAACTCGTTCAAGTACTTCAGTTGCTGTCATATTCTGCTTATCAGCAAGCATATTAAATAGGTCGTTATAGAAAGCCATTTTAATGACATCTATCTCTTCTCTAAGCAATTCATTACCTATTCCAAGCTCTCCATTAGGTTGAAGTCTTTCAGGTTTTCCGTTTGGTTGAGAAGCATTATAATAAATTATAGATCCACCCTTAGAAGAAATATTTCCTACGGTTCCGTTATCAGGAACAAGCCACTGTGGATTTACAATTAATTCTCCAGCTTGAAGAATGTCTTTTTTCATTACATTCGCTGTATTCATAGTAGCTAAACACTGCATTGCCGGGCTTCTACCATATTTTTCATCAGCATCTTTCATAAAACGAACTACCTGATAAGGAAATGTATTATAGCCACCTTCTTTAACAATGAACTTAGTTTCACATTCAATGTAGTATGAAGCAAATGGTTTATTTTCTACGTCTATTTTGCCAAATTGTCTATCAGTTCTTGGAAAACAAGCATGTACAAATTCATAAGTTTTATCTGGTTCTTTACCATCTTCTAAAATCTTTTTCATTTCAGGACTTAGATTATCAATACCAAATTCCTGCTCTGCCTGTCTAGCTGTATAATTAATTCGTCTATAAACTGTGTCAATTAGACCTTTGCTATTTTGCTTTATAAAAATATCTTTAATATGGAAATTCTTAAAAAATATAGTATCGTCAACCCAATCAGTAAATAAACACGCTGTACCGAATACGCCTAATGACATATAAAGTTCGTGTATCTCAAGTATAAAATTGCTTGATGTGAATTGATTTCTTATCATTTCATTTACTGATGAGAAATATTCCTGAACTTCTGGTCTATTAGCTATTTCATCTGATGGATGATTTATTTTCTGCCATACTTGATTCGGAGGTGTTAGATAAGAAAAAAGTCCACCAGCAAGCGTTTCATTTGAACGTATTCCATAATCAATATATCTCTCAGAGTTTCTACGCTCTCCAAGAGTGCGAATGATAGTAATAGAACTATTTTCAGGCAAACAAAAATCACCGCATTCCTGCCAAAGATTTTCCCAGTTATGTCTTCCACTGGTTTCTCTCTTATAGCTTGCTACTATTTTAGCTGCATCAATTTTTGTCTTTTTCATATTATCCTAATACAGTTTTTCTATTTGTCTGGTTGTTATTGGATGATCCAAGAGTACCAGCAATTATAGTTGAAGATCTTCCAAACTTCCTTCTTTGACGTTCACGTTCTTTTTCAAGAGCATCACCAGCCATATCGTTAACCGTTTGCGGTGTCGGTGGCGGATTAGGTTGAACTTTTGGTGGACTTCCTCCTTTACCCATTGAAAATTTCCTCATTTATATAACTACAGGACATATTGCCCCTTGTTTGTTTCTTTTGATCATAAGCAAGATCAGGAATTATTCCAAAATCTTTAAAACCAAGCTTACGATAATATTTTATTGCACTCTTATTCCATTCTGGAACAAAACCATAAAATGCTTTCATATCGTTCCAATCAAGTAATCTGCCTATTACTTCTCTACCACCAGTTATCAGTATTCGTCTCGCTGGAGGTAGCACAAAGAAATGAATCCTTGCTGTTTTATTCTCAAAAGTATTAAGCCATATAATTCCAGCTATTTTTCCGAAATACCTTGCTGTAAAAATCAGACTATCTAAAAGTATTTCATTAAAATCTTCATATGTCTTAAGATCATCACTGCAAAATACAGTATCAACTAAACAAAGTTTATTAAGATATTTCCAAACATACCTTAATTCAGCATCTTTCGCATACTTTAATGTTAATTGCTCTCTCTTGAACATATAGCACACCTTTTTGTCCTTTCAAGCTATAAATAGCATTTTTGTTAAATAAGACTTCCTGCCGGTTCTACTTCTGATTGCATTCTATTACTACGACGATTTAATATGTTTCTAATCAATTTCATCTGGACTGCCAGTGCCATTAATAGCATTGTGTCTGACATATCACTAGACCAATCATGCTCAGGAGAACCAGTTCTTACACCATTCTTGTCCATCTTCTCGTGATATGCTGTAATGCACTCAATTACACGTGCTGCATTGTCTTTATGCATATATAAACGATGAAATAAACTTCTTAGAAGAAAAATATTAGACTGTTTTGAACTTGTCCTTTGTACATGTTCAAACCTAAAACCATATTCAACCAAACAAAATGAAATTAAATCCATTCCAGTCTGCAATGTTCTTTGATCACTGTCATGTGGAGCATAGTGTGCCCCATATTTGTAAGGCTTTGCATTTACAATATCGATATACTCTTTAATCTTTTTACCTTCACCTTCAAAATCATCAATTATCTTTATTCTGTCATCTATAAACTGGCAGAAAATTATACATAAACTATCGCTTCCACGTCTATTACCCATTCCTAAATCCCAGAAGGTATAAACAGGAAATGCAGGATCATATTCAAAATAACCTATTCTACCTTGTTCATTGGCTAACTTCATCTCTTCGCAGAAATAACTTAATGCATCACCTACTTCAAAATCGCAGTAAAATTCCTGTTGTACCATCTGCTCTGACATTCCGTCAGAGTGTTCATCCTGTATAGCTTCCTGGCTGATAGCAAAGGTATCGTCAACTGTAAGTACCTCTGCAAACCATTTTGGATTATTAATGCCATTCTGGAGCATATAATAAAGATGGTTCTTACCTCTTGGAGTACCATTGAATAATGCAACACCTCCATTTTCAGCAAGTATGGGTCTTACATAAGTCCAAGCTTGTGGATTTTGAAGGCTGAACTCTGAAAATAAGGTGGTTACTGGGTTAGTACCTACAACTCTATCAAAATCATCCGTTCCAACCATCTGGAAGATTGAACCATTCGCAAATGTTATCTTCATCTCTTGATTATTAACGTGGACTATAAAATCATTAGGAAAATGATCCAAGAATTTAAAACCAGTTCCATCAATACCATCCCAGATAATCTTACGTGCCATTGTTGCGGTAGGAAGGTAGTAATAATGGATTCCTACCCTCTGAGCGCATCTTTGACACATTATACTTGTAAATACCTTATCTTTACCCGCTCGACGATGCCAGACCGCTACAGCACGCTTAATACCACGTTCTAGAGCAAGTATCAATGGCAATTGATAAAATCTAGGTTCAAACTTGTGAGGAAGTTGTATTCTTTTTTCTATTATCTGGACTGACATTAATTAATCTTCTTCTTCTTTTTTTATTATTTTACCGCACTTCTCACAATAAAATTTATGAACTAATATACTAAATCTAGTACGTTCATCAAATAAAGTTTCTGTTTTCATTAAAATCCATTTATGTTCGCATTTTTTATCTTTTTCCATATTACACTCCAGCACACTTAGTAAACTCATACTTGCAACTTTCGCAAATCTTACCATACTGGACTTGTTCAAAGATTATACCTGCTTCTTTATCATCATTGTACCATTTACCCATCTTGGCAAGCATCTCAGCAGCCTTAAGCATTTCAGTTCCAGTACAAGTATCTACAATAGCTTCGAGCTTTT